TATCATTAAATTCTTTTGAATCTTTATCTCTAAATGGAGTGTAAAGAGCATGCCCTACTTCATGGGCTATTAACATATTCTCAATGTTTTCAGAAAGGTTCTTCCAGATAGGAAGAGTAAGAACTCTGGTTTCAACGTTAAAAGATGCAGTCGCAACAGGCTGTCTAGAAACAGTTATGTTTTCAGTAGAGAGTAGTTTCGCTAATAAATCTTTATTATTCATAATATATACGTATATTCTACTATAAAACGATCTAAAAGTATATAATTAGGAGAAAATAAAAAAGTTAATAAAAACAATGACTTATATTAATTTCGCCTTAATTTCGCCTTAATTACTTATCGATTCTTCTAAAAATGACTCTAAACCATTTAAAAAATCATTAATCGATTCGATCGGTATTTTAGAAATATCTTTTTTATCAGTGACTGTTGAAATATAATCAGTCAAAGATTTATCTAATTCACTGTGTTTTTTAAAAGAATATAACATTAAATAATAATCCTGCTGCAAAACCAACACCAAATATAATACCAACACGAGATAATTCAGCATACATCGCGTCTCTTTCTTTTTGTAATCTTAATTGGTGTTCGAATGCTTGTTTTTGTTTTTGAAGGGAATTAATGTGGTCAAATCTTGAGTCCATAATAATAAAAGTACCTTTTTAGTTGATTAAGCATATATTATACTATAAAATTTCTTGGAAGTAAATTAATCTGGAATCCTTAATTTAGGTATTAATTTTGCTTCATACTCCAATTGTTGTGTGGTTGCTGCTTTTCTTAATTGTTTATCTAATTTCTTTAAAGCCATATCTAGTTTTAATTTACCGACTCTTTGAGTAAAATCTATTCCTAGCATATGGTCATATTCATGTTGAAATACTCTTGAATGAAAGCCATCTAATTCAGTACGAACTTCTTCGCCTTTAAATGTAAAATACTTAACTTTAATTTTTTTTGGTCTTGATATTTTCAACCATAATCCAGGACGAGATAAACATCCTTCTTCCATTAATTCAACTTCTTCTGAAGACTCTAATATTTCTGGATTAAAAACAGCATATTGATAATTTTCAATAACAGTAATTGCGAATACTTTTGCGTCTATTCCTATTTGATTAGCTGAAAGACCAGCACCATTTAATTTTTGTGCCACTTTAATTAATAATAATCCTAATTGTGCTGCTTCTTCTACTGGTTTTTTAAAGTCCCATTCTTTTGGTGGTGATTTTAAACGTGGATCATTCCATGGAATTAAACCATCAGTAGTTCTTACTGGTGTTATAATTTCTTTTCCATCTAAACTGCTTGTTAGCTTTTCAACATGTACTACAGTTGGTTCTGGTTTTATAATACGTTTGTCAAAAGATTCTTCTATAATAGGAATCCCTTTTGATTTCTTTTTTGCTTCTATTTCTTCAGGTGTAGCTAGTCTTGGATTTATAGGATTGCCATTCTCATCTACTGAATCCCAAACTACTTCTTTTATATCAGTCATTACTTATTATCTTTCAATAATTTAGACACACGATCATATTCATGTTTCATATTATGTTGTTTTAATTCTAATTCTTTTAAATTTGGTTCTGAATCAGATAAAAATTTACGATGCTTTTTTTCATATATCCAATTTTCAATTAACTTTAATTTAAAATATAAGTGATGTTGTTTGTCTCTAAGAACAGTTTTAGATTCATCTTTTCTATCAACATCATTCGTTTGCGTTGATACTCCTTCACGAATTGGTGCTTTGCTCGGTTTATTTGTGAAAGGGTTTATTTTTACTTTTTTTTGTTTTCTCATAGTTTATGCATTTACGATTGTAGAGAAGTCATTTTTCTTCTCAAATTTAATTGTACTCATAAATTTTTCAATTAGAGTATCACCCTTATGACTAATTACGAAAACATTGACTTGAGAATCTAGTTGCGAAATTAGGTTTAAGAAATAATCTACACCTGATGCATCTAAAGATGAGTCAAATATTTCATCCAGTACTAATAAAGATGTATTAATACTGTTCTTCATTTTTGCTATATGTCGCCATGTGAACAATATAGCTAAGTCAATACGCATCTTTTCACCCTCTGAAAAACTATCATAAGTGAATTCATCTCTATGTCTTGAACGTATTGTCTCAGTGAAGTTCTCATCTAATTCAAAATGAACATAAAAGTCCATCGCTTGTAAATATTTATTAATCAATTTATTCATTACAGGTAAATACTTTCGAATAATAGCAGTTTTGACACCTGAATCTTGTAAGAGTAATTTAGAAGTATTTTCTAGTTCTACTGTTTGCATTAAATTATTCTTTTTATCAACATTAACTAATGCTAGTTCAGCTAGTTCTTTAATTTTATCTTTATATTTGTTGGTATCACTAGTTGTATCTGATAATGTTTGTTTTTCAGCTATATTGTTCTCAATATTAGTTTCAGTAAATTTCACACTAGTATTTAAATTAGATATTTCATTATTGATTTCTATTTTTTCATTTAATAATGTTCTTATTTCTCTTGCTCTAGTTTCTCCAGCATTTAAAGCTTCTAATAATTTAGAAAGTCTAGATTTTATATCTTCTTTTTCTTTTTCTAATTTACTTAATGCATGCTGTTTATGTTGTATAGGTGATTCGCAAGTAGGACAATTTTCGTTCTCATTAAAGAACATTATTTTTTCTTGTATCTCAGCAATACGACTTTCATTTATTGCGATTAGTTTTCTTGCTTTATCTACACGATCAAATACATCTATTGAATCAGTTGTTAAATTATCAATTTCTAAAATTCTTTTATTTAATATGACTATTTTGTTTTGTATTTCTTTTATATCTTCTCTATACTTTTCTATCTTTTCATCTATCTTAATTATATTCTCTTGTTTAGATACTGATAAATTTTCAAGTATAGTTTTTTGAGCTTGTATGTTTGATTTAGCTATTTCTATATCTTTATTTACATCAACTAATGCCAATTTAGTGTCAACTGCTCTTATTTTGAGTATATCGTTCATTTTACTGAAGATACCTATATCTAGAATGTCTTCAATTACTAATCTGCGTTGATTTGTAGGTAATTGCATAAAAGGAATATAAGAAGCAGATCCTAAAATACAAACTTGACAAAATGTTCTATAATTAATTTTAAGTATTTGTTCTTCTATTTTCTTTTGACAGTCACTAATTGCTGCTGATTGATTTTGTAATACTCCATTTTCATAATATTCGAATATATTAGGTTTAATTCCTCTTCTTATTTTATAGGTATTTGTTCCAGAAGAAAATTCAATTTCTACTTCAGCATTTTTACCATTAATTGAGTTAATTAATTGATTCTTTTTTACTTGTCTAAATGGTTCACCGAATAAAACAAATGTAAGAGCATCAAGCATAGTAGATTTACCATCACCATTTTTTCCTACCACTATTGTACTTCTTGTTTTATTCAATTGTATTTCGCACCAAACATTGCCTGTTGAGAGGAAATTACGCCATTTTAATTTATGAAATATTATCATTCTTTAACAGTAGTCTCATTTGCTATTGCTTCAGCATGCAACGAGTTTAAATATAATTTAAGTTTATTTTTTTCAATACTAGTTGTGATTGTATCAACATAACCATTTAATATGCTAATAGTATCTTCTACGTTAATTTCATCAGATACGTTAGCAGATGAAAAATCAACAAATGTTTCAAGTATTTTTACATCATATGGATTATGATTATGTAAATTTTTTATAAATGTATCAAACTTCAATAAATTTTTACGATTTGTTATAATTACTTTTATATACTTGTTTCTATAGTCTTCAAAATTTGGTGGATTCTCAGCAAAATAAGATTCATCATATTCTACTTTTAAGAACATAGTGTTTGGGTTTTGTATAAATTCTAATTTACGAGTTGCTGTATCAAATATATGAAAACCTTTTTTGTCATTATAATCAGACCAAGTCATTTCATATGGAGCACCCAAATAAGTAATATTATCATTTTGTGAACGATGATGAAAATGCCCTGACATAAGTAAATCAAATTTCATAAACTTATCTTTTGGTATTCCATCTTTGGATGGTGCACCAGTATGCATTTCAAATCCTTGAATATCAAAGTGTCCAATACAAACTTCTGCTTTTGTATTTTTAATTTCTTCCCAACATTTATCTTTGTTGTCTTCACATATCCATGGAATATTACAAAATAGTGTTTCTTTTATTTGGATTGTTTGTGGTTCGTATAGAATTTTTATATTTGGATATTCAGTTAAGAGTAGAGATATACTATTAATCTCATTAGTGTTTCGGAAGTATGTGTCGTGATTACCAATTACAACATACATAGTAATGTTTCTTTCTCTTAATTTATCGAAGAAAAATGTTTTACTCTGTTTTAATGTGTAATAATTGATATATTTGCGTCTATCAAATATGTCACCCAAGTGTAGTAGTGTGTCTATCTTTAGTTCGTCTATTTTAGGAAAAAACGTTGTATCAAAAAACTTATTTTGAGATTCTAAAAAGTGACTAATGTCATTACGTACACCAAAATGTGTATCAGTTATAATCGCTATCTTTGTCATCATCTAAATCAATCGTTTCAATATTATTTTTTATTTTTCTAGCAACAGACTTTTTAACTAGCCATTCATCAAAGTTATTTTGGCTTTCTATTGCTTGACTCATCTTATTGACGAATTTATCAAAGTTTCTTTCTGACTCTGATATTTCATCATCACTCATACCAAGTTCTTGAAAAAAAGTAGGTGGTAGAGAAGTAAGAATTTTAGTTTTAATATAAGCTTGTTTTCTCTCTTTCATAATACGTCTTAAAAATGCATAGTATATGATTTGAGTAAAATAAGCAAAGGGATTTTTAGATTTGGTAGGATCAAAGTTATGAAGATATTGAATGCAATTTTCAATACCATCTAATATCATATCGTCACGATATGTATAATTATTAAAATTTGGACGTGTAGAAAGACGTGTTGCTATTTTTAAAATACATTCACCTATGTAATTAGGAATTCTTGGTGGATGTTCTTCTCCACTATCTTCTGCGTCAACACAATCTTTTTTCCATTGAATTAATGCTTTAAGAAATTCAGCATTATTGACGTAATGTATTTTCGTTTCTTTAGTTTTTTTATTCATTGTAAAGGATTTAAATATTAAAGAGTAAATAGACTGCAATTATACTCTAAAATATATTGTAAGTAAAGTGTTTAATATGCCTTTACTTTCAATTTTTTCCACATTATAATAACACCTGTTGGGGTTTGAAATATTAATATTAATGGATTACTTTCTTATCTTTATTCTTAATCTGATTATAAATTTCTCTTATACCATCAATCTCTTCAGTAGTTAGTTCTTCTGTTTCTGTATCGTAATTACTTGTATATTCTTCTGATTCTGGATCTGGAAATTGTTCGTCATGTCTCAAATCAGCCATTTCTTGTTTATCCATAAATCTGTCCATTAAATCTTCATAAGATCCCATTGCAACTAATCTTTCGTGTTGATTATACAATGACATAAAGAATGGTATTGCGAACGAATGAAGTTTCTTTATGAAAAAAACGTCTTTTTTCGGAAATGTGAAAACTCTATTTTCGGCGAAACTACAATATGGTCCTGCAGTCACTTGTTCTATAATTCCACCTTGTTTTGTAATTCTTGGGTAATTTTTAAGAGCAAATGGATATTCAATAGTAATTTCTTTTTCGTCTTCTTTCAAACGAATCGCTAGTATTGATTCACCTGTAGATAATCTTACAATAACAAAATCTTCATTCGATTTTATTATTCTCGGTGTCGATGATTTTTGATGCATCTAATTTTACCTCTACTAATGAATAGTTAAATTTTTCCTCATCATAAGTTTGCATTCTTGACAACAAATGTCTATAAGTATGATTTTTCCATTTCTTATAAGATAAGTCATCAGCAATATCAAACAAATTACAAGTAGTTTTATTCTTATTTAATCGTAGTCCTCTTCCAATACTTTGTAAATTAAGTATTTTACTCTTAATCGGACTTGCTAATATAATGTTTTCAATACTTGGTATATTCACACCTGTACTGAAAGTTCCATAACTTGCGACTATAATACAATTGTTTGTATCTGCTGCAATATCTCTTACTTGTTCTCTATCAGAAACGATTGTATCACCAGAGATTAAATATATTTTTTTATTATATTTCTTCTCTAATCTATTTAGTTTTTCATATAAAGGGATTCCGTGTTTCTTTACATATTGGTAAAGAACCAAAGTATTACCTTTGCAATTAAGAGCAAGATTGGTAATATAATTATTCCTTTTATCACAAGATACTAACCAATCTATTTCATCAGAATAAACATTATTTTTTCTACCCTCTCGCGATATATCATCATATTTTAATAACAAACAAATAATTTTTAAATCTGCTAATTTTTTTTGGTCTATTAAATCAGATGTAGTTGTGACTTTTTCTACTATTCCAAAAAGTCCTTCGAGTACTAATTTATTTATTTTACTATTATCGATTGTTCCAGTTGTACCAATACGAAATTTCACATTATTACATTTTTCCATTATTGTAATAAGACTTCTTGCCTTAAATTTATGGACTTCGTCTCCGAAAACTACGTCAAACTGCTCAAAGAATGATTTTGGTAATTTGTAAATACTTTGCCAAGTGGTAATTAATATATTTTTTGTAAAATCTTTTGAGAACCCTGCATAAAGTTTTTGAATATGAGTATCTACTTTCCAACCATTTTTAGTTGAATAATCATCAAAGTCTTTATATAACTGTTCAACTAGATTAGTTGTTGGAACAATAATTAAGCATTTTTTATTGTTTTTTAACGTTGAATACCAACGTAATATAGAATACATTATTAGACTCTTCCCACTAGCAGTTGGACTCAACAATAGTGCTCTTCGTCGCTTTAAAGCGGAATAAACCGCATTATATTGATAGTCTCTTACTAATAGATCTGGATCGTTTTTAGAGGTTATATTTAATGAATCTATAAAGGTTTTAATCTCTTCTTCTGTTATAGGTTCAATGTATTTCGGAAAACCTATTTCAGATATGGTATAACCACGTTCAAAGGCAAATTTGCGTACATAAGGAATTAAACCAGTATAAACTGTCTTACGAAGTAAATCATAAAGACGTGTTTTACCATCCCATATACGTGCTCTGTATTGTGGTGTAAAATGGGCTCCTGGAACTGAGAACGTAAAGTAGAGAGATAATTCTTTTTCTATACCTAAATCATCTGAGAATACACGAACGTGCGTTTCAGTATAGTTTTCGATTGTAATTTGGGATTTATTATCTTCAGACATTAAGCACCACTAACGAACTTTTTCCACTCTAATGAATTTCTTATTATCCAATCTCGTGACTTGATCTGTTGTAATATAGATTCAAGAAGTTCCTGTATGCTCGTTAAATATTCAATTTTAAGTTTGGCTTTAATTAAATCAGCATCACCATTTAGAAATTCATCCATTTCATTTCTTAATGGCTTTATACCTTGCCACTGTTCCCAGCCAGCAAGTTCTAATTCACTCTTACTCATTTCACCACGATAATATCTAAATTTTTTTACACGCATACTATTATATTCAGATTGTGCTGATGTAATACGATGTTTATATGAAATAAGTAGATTTAAATATTTTGAATGTAAGACTGGTGTACGAACAGATTCTCGATCTAAATGATTATCGTCTATACTACAGTCTTGTTTCCATTGTTCTTGTATTTCTTCAAGTGTCATAATTCATATTATACTATAAAAAAGCTTGTAAGTAAAGGGTTTTAAAGCTTTTTATTAGTATTTTTTTCATCAAATCCTTGATAAAATAAGCAAGATTGACCTGATGGAACTGTGATTGTTTCTATAATCATCTTTGGTAATTTAACATTCTTATATTGTGCTACAATAAAGACTGGTTTTCCATTACTTTCAGCACCTGTTCTTCCAGTATATGTTTTATACATAAACCATCCTTTAGATTCTAAAAAACTATGAAGTGTATCTGTATAATTACAAACTACAGGTATTTCTTCAATCCAAGAATTTTCTGGATATTTGTCACTTTTTGGTAATGTTTCTTGAGCGAAGCTTCGCCTTGCTTCAAATAAAAGCAAAAATGATAAAATGAATATGATGAATATATTTTTTTGCATTTAACAGTCTCTTTCTAATTTAGATTAATAGACTGTCGGAGAGGAAGGACTCTGTATTGTAAAATAACTATATCTTAGAGTCACGCTATTAGTAATATAAGTCACATCAGAACTTTTAGAGTCGAATACCATCGACGACAAACCTGTTGGGAACATGTCTTTAAATGTAATTATTTTACTAATTCCATTATTATTATTTAGTATTAATAACGTGCCATCTGAATAATTTTTTGCTAATTCTTTTAAATTTTTTTTGTATGCTTCAGTATCAGTAGTTGGAAAATTTAAATATTGTTCATAATTTCTTGGTTTGCCAAGTGCAATCATCCAACGATAGAGCGAAAGATAATTTTCCATATCTTCATCTACAATAAATTCTAAATTACAAACACCATAAGTAATTTTTTCTCCAGGAATATAAGCATCTGAAAGTGGTGTTGATTGAGCGATCTCACCTAAGGAAATGTCAGGTATATTGATTGACTGAACAAAATAATTTACATTTGGAATACGTGCAAATGCAAAAGAAAACCCATTCGGATTAAGTGGATTGACATTTGATGGTTTATTTGAAGTTTTGAGAGTCATAGTATAACTATTTAGTAGAAATAAAAAAGGGAGGAGACTTTTACATCCCCTCCCTTTAAAATTATATAATAAACAACTTTCGTAAATTACATTAAATTTGTCACTGCTACTTTTCTGTAGTAGAAGTTTGTATTTGATGTAAGGTTTCCAGCAAATGGATTTGCTACCATACCATAACGTGTTTTAAACGCTATTTTTGGTTGGAAAGTTGCAGGGTCTACCGCACGTACTAATTGTAATGGTACGTATGGACAATAGAATAATCCTGCATCGAAAGCAGATGAACCTTTATATCCGATTAATAGCAACTGAGTCGCTGCGTTATTAGCAGAAAATGGGTCAACAAATACTTTATAACGACCATTTAGGACGCCAGCAAAAGTAGTTGATGCTTCATCTACGTTTAGATTAGTTGACAATGCTGGAGCATAGTCTAATGCACCTGACATTGCTAATGCACTTGCTACATCGCTAGAAGCTATGATAAAATTACCTTTTCCTCTACGAGTTTCTTGTGCTATTACGTTTGCTTCTCTTTCAACTTGGAATAATAATCCTTTGAATTTCTCAACTGACCATCTTCCATTTGAATCTACATCAAGATCAAAAGTACCTGCTGTTGCAGTTCCTACTTGAGCACCTGTTCTAGCTGCAGTATAGATTGTTCTAATCACTTCTCTATTGATTTCCGCAAGGATTTCAGTAGATAAAATGTTTGACAATTCTGATTCAGCATCTAAACCATGCACTGATTTTAGATCTTGTGCTAATTCAACTGTGTACTCAGCTTTTAAAGCACGAGTTTTTGCAGTCACAGAAGTTTTTTCGATTGAAAACGCCATTTGATTGAACGTTCCTGAATCGCCTAATCCTTCAGCATCTGTTGTTGTTAAACCAGTTCCAGTTGTATATCCGCCACTTACTGGGTTTCCACCAGCATGTGTACCTGTACCAGCAAAATCTGTATCAGCTTCGTTGAATAATGCTTCTGTTCCACCTTGTGACGTATATCTGCTCTTCATTGCAAATATTAAGCCAGTTGGTTGTGTCATCGGCTGTACTCCGCAAACGTCATAAGCGATCATTTGTGGAATTGCACGACGTACTAATGAGATCAATACTGGATCAAATTTAGCTACTCCGCTCGAATCTGGTAATGCACCAGCTTGGTTAGCGTGAGTTGCTTCAAAAAGTGCTTGCTTTTCTTCATTAATAGAACGTTCTTGGTTCTCTAATAGAACAGCTGTCACTTCTTTTCGGTAAGCATCTTTAATAGGTGCTACACCTGCGTGATCTAATACTG